GGAAGATCTGAAACACTATAACGAAGTTCTTGATAAGCAGATTGTGGCTCAATTTGTCCCGAAATAATATTAGTATATGTAGCTAAATCATCATTATCTGGAACTCCTAATTCATTAAAATATTTCCATTCTATATCTTCAAAATTAATTTGGGCGGAAGATTCTTTAATTCTATAAAGAATTTTAATGTTTTCTGTATCTCTTACATTCACTGTTAGTCTAACATCTATAGCAGTTCCTGGTTGATTAATTGAAATTTCTTTAGTTACATACTTAGCTACGGCAGAACTATTAAGAGATGCTGTTTCAGGAACAAAATCTATACCATCTGAAAATACCATGCTAGCGACCTCAACAAACTGCTCAGTGCCAAAAGCAATATCATCGTAGTATAAAATATCACCAACACGGAAAATATCGGGAGATTGATTACTTAGTAAAGGAGTTCTTGAAAAATCACTACCTAATGTAATACGACTTGTGTAATCGTTATTAATTGGAGCTTTATCATTTTCAACAATTAATTCTCTTGAAGCAGAATCCCAATTTATAATTTTACCACTAATTTTATTATCATATTTTTCATTAGTATCAGATGGATTAAAAGCAACTATAGTTGAACCAATATTAAATGAGAATGCTTCTTGAATAATACTATTGCTAGCAATTGATAAATCAATACCATTTAATGCTCCTCCCGTCTGAGATTGGGATGATAAAAATACAAATTCTTGTGGAATAAATGTGGAAGGTGATGTTACTTTTACCCAAATTTTTTGACCTTCTGCCTTAATAATTCTACCTCTTGATCCAGAAGTTAATCCTTCTACTGTTTGGTTAATTTCTATATCTATTGATGTGCCATTTAATAAGAAATTATACACAGGTAAAAATGTTAGTATTTGGTATCTTTTACCAAATCTATCTTCTTGGCCGGTAGCATTTTCCACACGATTTGAAGATGTTTTAACTGAGGAAACACGGAGATCAATTACTGGCGATAAGTATGATACATCGGAAGATAAGTTAATTTTATATGTTAATGATCTCTCAATTGAATTTAAAGTTTCGTTAATTCTTGAAGCGATTACTTTTTGATTAGTAAAAAATTGCTCTTCATTTAAGAAAGTTTTTTCAAAATTTGACTGTGAATACGAATTATAATTTTGGGTATTTGAATCAATTGGAACAATATTAGTAGTTTTGACAAAACTTTCAATTTTAGTATTCGGAGCTTGAATATAATTTATGTGGGCATAAAGTCTTTCAAACTTTTTATTATAAGACACAAGACCATTTACTCCACCACCAATAGCATTAGCACTAGCTTTAGTCGGACCAACAATATTATAAAAATCAATTCCTGTATTTAAAATTTCAAAAAGAGTTGAGTTTAATATACTACCAGTAAATCCACCAGTATTATCTAATGATTTGAAGAATACATATGATTTTCCACGATCTTCAAAACCATTATCTCTATGCCTAACTTTAATAATAGAATTGTTATTTTTAAAAAGAGGAGAAGTGGCGTTAGTGTTAGCTAAAGCATACGTCTCAATTGGATCAGATTCTAATTTTTCGTACCCAAGATTTTCGTTAGACAACAATAATTCAGCACTTCTACTAATATCAAATTCTGCTCTATAAAGTGTAAACTTAATATCTTCAAAAATATCTTGAGTCCAATTATCTGTGTTTTGTGATTTGTATACTGAACCCAATAATGGTTGAGTAGATACGGAAACTCCAGTTGCCACATCAATTTCGCCTAATCTTGAAGCCCATAAATTATAATCAGTTGAATCAGTTTCAATTGCTAAACTATACTCTACATCATTTTGAAGATAAACTGGGTGAGTAAAATTAAATCTTGTTGGCGTAATTGACTCTGTAACCCCCGTAGAATCAACTGCAACCCCCATGCGAACAGCAGGTGTATCTATTTCAATCACGGACTCTATAACCGCTCCACTGAAGCCAGCACCAGTGCCTCTGACGACAACTGAAGGAGGCTCGGTATAACCACTTCCACCAATAGAAATTTCTGTATTGTAAATTTTACCATTAGAAATGTTTACCGTGCCAGTAGCTGTACTACCTCCAGGTAATTGAGGACTTTCAATTATTAGTAAAGCACTTTGATAATTAATTCCTACGTTTTTAATTTTTAAATCTACGACTTTACCAGAATTTAAAGCAGTTCTTAAGCTAAGATTTTGAGCAGTTCTATTATTAAATAAAATTACTGAAGGAACTTCTAAAATTTCATTTTCTTTGAAAGAAATGCCATTATGATTTTCTAATACTAAAGTATAAATTTGCTCATTATTTAAAGAAATTTCATTGATTGAGGAAGCAATTAATTCAATATTATTTTTATCAAATACTTTAAGAATAGGACCTTCTGCTCCAGAACTTTTTCCTTTAACTTTTTCTCCGACAGTTACAGATAAATTACCACTTGAAAAAACTTTTAAGTAAGTATATGGCGATAATGTAGATTCTGTTCCAGGAATAATGAATTTACCTGGCTTACCTACGTCAACATTAGTTAAGTATACTCTAATTGGAATAGTATTACTTTTTTTAGCAAAGAATAAATCAACTCCAGTTACAAAAACTCCTCCCTCAAAATTTTCTACGTTAAATGTTTGTGTTAATGGACTTGGCTTTTGTTTATTTTCTGTAACTTGATCAACTAATTGAACACCTTCATTAGCTTTAAATTTAGCTGGAAGAGTTGAAATAATTGTGGCCGGATTTTCTGGAAGAGTTCCTGAAGAATAAAACTTAATTTCCGCATAACTTTCAACGGAATCTTTTGCTTGGTTTGTTTCGCTTGAAGTAAAACGAATTGTTTTAGCACCTGATGTAATATAAACATCAGAAGCAGTATCATCATAAATTACGGTTTTGACATCACCCGTCCAAGAAGTATTTTCTCTTGGTGGTTTACCTGCAGGAATTAAAATGATACCACTAGCATTGCCATTTTCGTCAGTAATAATAGGAGAATTGAATGCAGATAATGAATTGCCAGCAATACTTGTATACCGAATATCTGGAATTACCCAACGATTTACGTTAATACTTTCCATAAACACATAGAATTGTGTTTTTGGTTTTAATCTGGTTAAATTATATTTGACAGGAATACTTCTTGCAAAATATTGCACAGAAGAAATTACAGTCGTGTTATTTGAAGTTGTAGTTGATACTCCTTTAGCTGTCTCGTTATTAAACGGACTAATATTTGATGATGTAGAAACTGAAGCAATTTCTACATTAGAAAATGCTTGCTGCGAGTTTACATTAGACAACGAAGAGATATTATAAAAATTCCGGTCAAAACCAATCCAATTAACAATAAATGAGTTATAAAAACTTGCGAACGAATCTTTTAAACTATTTTTAGCTAAGAAAATTGTAAATAATTTTGTGTTAGTATCAGAAATTAGTGGGGCAACATCTGTGTTGTACCATTGATCAATTGATGGACTAATATCAGCATCACCAACATATTGAAGAACTACAAAAGGATTTGGATTAATTAATTTAGTGGCAAAATCATTACCAAGTAAACCAATATTTTCATATGGTAAAGTTACGACATCTCCAGTTTTTTTGTAACCAGCATTTTCTCTTTCATCTTTTCTTGTGTATACTTCTTTAAGAATAAAGTTATTTTCGTTTACTTGTGGCCTTAATACAGATTGTTGGGTATCTATAGAGCACTTATAATCTATTGAAGGTAAATTGCCAATCAAATGAGTTTCAAAATTATCTACAATAAAACCGCTCTTAAATCTATCCATACCAATTTCATTTTTGATTTGCATATTTAAAGCCTGTTGCTCTAAAATGCTTAACATAGTATAGTATTCAAGACGTTCAATTCTTTTCTCAAGCTTACCAATATCTCTCATTGTATAACGCTTGTTATCAACTGGAATTACACGAACATCCTTACTTGTATTAGTAAAGGCAGGAATATACAAATAATATAGAGCAATAGCATCGTCAATATTTTCTGGCTTAGATGGATTTAAAGATGAATTACCTTCCTTAACAATAAAATCTCCGTTCTTATTTAAAAATACTCCATCAATTCTATCAAGATATTCTGTTTCACTAAAAGAAAATGTAAATTCTAAATTGGAATCAGACGCTGGAGTATTTGAAACAGCACCGCCAGGGCCAATGAAATTGATATAATTTTCTTGCGAAATTAAAGATCTATCTTGAAATCCCGATATGGTAGTATTGCTATCAGCCTTTGGTCTAAAATCAATAACATTTTTTAATGAAACAATGCCATACACAGAAGAATTGAATGAAGTAATTTCTTCTTGACCCACTCCAGCTTCATGTAAATAAGAATCTACTGTACAAAAGTCACCCTGGGAATGTTCAAAATAATCAAATCCAATAACTAATTGACCTGCAGGAGGTTCTGATCCAGGCTTGAGAACAATTCTGGATACGTCGTAGTGAGTATCTCGTTGACCATCATCAAATGTAAATTTATCAGTTACATCTGTTCCCGAAATTAAATTGCCGTTAGTATCTACTTTTGGTGGGGCTGTAGAAGATCCTTCATAAATATATCTCAATTTGTATACATCAGAATAGGAGAAAATTTCTACCTCTTCTGTATCATAATCTTGTCCTCTAAAAGGAATAATTCTATCTCCAGCAGTTTTGACAACAATACGCTTATTTTTAATTGAAGTTTTTAATTTTGGCTTTGCTTTGGTTACTTCAATAGTAGCCGATAGTTTCAATTTCGGGAAATTAGAAGATATATTACCAAAGAAATTATTTGGTAATGTAATAGTAACACTGCCCGCAGTTAATCCACTGGTTGTTTCTGACGAAGTTTTGATATTTACATAACTTGGATCAATGTAAAGAATATCTCCGTTCGAAACTACAGTTGAATTTCCTCTGTCAATAACCGTAATTAAATAATTATTTTCTGAATATACAGCAAATCTTTGTGTGCCAAATGAGAGTTGAGCAGCAAAAGTAATACTACCTCCACTAGCAGAACCAGTAGTGACAAAATCTCTACGCATGTAGTATTTAAATTTACTATCGGCGGTATCTTTAATAAGGGAGCTGACTTGATTACTGCCGGTTGGAAATATTAAACTTGTATTTAAATTAGAAACTCGTGGTCTTAATCTAACAACAGATACATTAGTTGCATTTGCTGGTAAAGCATAATCTAAATAAATTCTTGATTTTTTTGCTCCTTGTGGTCTGCTTGCATACTGAACTAACATTCTGTTAGTTCTATTTTCATCATCATCAAATAGAATTAAATCTCCCTGAACTAATAAATTAGAAGCATCTCCACCAAAACCATTACACTCAATATATTTTTTGCCAGCAATTCCACTAAAACTAAAGTTAGTAACTGAAATAGTATCGGTATATTTCGTTTTATTTATTTCTACGTCAGCTGTAAATTTATTATTTTTTGAAGAGCCATATTCAGCAAAGAAAGATTTTACATTTTGTGGAGTATATGTATAAACAGAATTTCTGAATAGTACTGGCTCAACTGTACAACCAGAAACTGTGGTCTCACTTGAATTTATTGTAATAACTGGAGGAGTAGAATATTCGGCATTTACTGCATCTCTATTTAATATATCAATTCTGTATACAGAGCTTCCCTCGGTAAATACTTTAATTTTTGAATCGTCAAATAAAACACCATCAATTAATGTGGTTGGATTTACAAATCCCGCTCCTCTTCTGGTTACGATAAAATGAGATATAGTATTATCTTTAGCAATTTTTAAAATATTACCATTTTCGTCAGTAATACTTTCTCCAGATAAAAAAGTGCCGGATAACGTTTTGACAAAAATTGTGTTACCGTAAGAATAAAATTCTGTTAATGATCCTTCAATTACTCCATAAGCTCCACTAGTAAGACCACGAATATACTTACCAGGAGTAAATGATTGACTGCTAATATTACTTTCTGGATTTGTGCTATCAAGTAATATACGAGTAAAAAATACAGGATTGAAATAATTAAAATTTAATGTTGCATTATATGATTCAGAACCATTATTTAATCTTCCACGAGATAATACAATATCAGTATTTGAATTAAATCCTTCACCTCTTTCTTCTAAAGTTAAATTTTTTTATTTGGATAATCCAATTATTGGCGTAATTATTTCACTGTAGTCTACAATAGTACCAAACTTATTTGAATTACCAAACGCATCAGAATCAGATAAAAATACATCTCTTAATTTAGACTGTCCTTGCTCATCATATTCTTTCAAAAATAAAGATAATAGATCTTTTTTGCCGTATACAGTTAATTCTAATAAAGGAATATCTGTAGTAATATCTGGTCTATTTACAATTGAATATGCAATAGGTTTTACACTATCAATAGTAGATGTAGTTCCTCCAACTCTAGTTTTGATAAACCACAAGTCATCCAAAATTGTTGTAAAATTGCCATCATTGATTGTTTCAATTGGATTTGTTAGACTGGTTACTGAAATATAAATTGTTTTTATTCCATATCCAATTTCAAATTTTTGACTTCTTCTGTTTGTAGTTTGCTTATGGGCAGTAGTTTCTTCTAAATTGTTCAAACCAATACTACCATCATTAAAAACAGAATGTAAAAATACTGTGGGATATGCA